AAAGCTTCACGGCAATTTATTTTAATGATATAATTGTATAAAAGAAAGAGAATAAATGACTATAGCGATTGATGAAATCCTAGCAGGATTAGATCCAAAAACAAGAGCAAGAGTAAAAGCAGCGCAAGACGTAAAAGTTGAAAAACAAAAAACACCCAGTATAGGTCTTAACATGGCTCTAAAGGGTGGGCTTGGTTATGGAAGACAGGTTCTTGTTTGGGGAAATAAGTCTGCAGGAAAATCTTCATTTTGTTTACAGATGATTGCGCTTGCACAAAAAGAGGGTAAAACTTGTGCGTGGATTGACTCGGAAGCATCCTACGATCAATCGTGGGCAGAAATGTTAGGAGTAGATTCTTCTTCCCTTATCTATTCCCCAGCAAAAACAGTTAATGATATGGTTGATGTTGCAACAAAGCTTATGACTGCTGGCGTAGACATTATTGTTGTCGACTCAATCTCAGCGTTACTTCCAGCTATATATTTTGAAAAAGATGGAAATGAAATGAAAGATTTGCAAGATACAAAGCAAATCGGCGCAGAAGCAAAGGATATGACCCACGCAGTCAAGATGTTAAACTATGCAAACAAAAACACACTATTGGTACTCATCTCACAACAAAGAAATCAATTTGGGTCTATGCATGCCTCCCACATACCGACAGGAGGAATGGCAGTCAAGTTCTTCTCTTCCACCGTCATTAAACTTTGGTCTTCTGAGGCTGAAGCTAACGCTATCAAAGCTGGCATTAAGGTCGGTGATAAAATTATTGAACAAAGAGTTGGCAGACCAGTCAATTGGATTATTGATTACAACAAACTCGGCCCCCCTAATTTATCAGGACAATACGATTTCTATTATCAAGGAGAGTCTCTAGGGGTAGATCTTGTAGGAGAAACACTCGACGTTGCAGAAATGGTTGGAGCAATAGAAAAGGGTGGAGCCTGGTATACTATTAATGGAGAAAGATTTCAGGGTAGAGCAAAAGCTGTTTCATATCTAAGAGATAATCCAAAAGTTGTTGATAAATTAATTAAGGATATTGATGCCAAATCTTAATGAGTTTTTAAAAAAAGAAGAGAAAAAAGAAATAAGCTCTACATTGGAAATGGTAGAAGGCAATAAGCCATGCTCTAAATGCGATAAAAATGCAGAACAATCTTCCTGGGACCCAGACTCAATGACACTTCAGTGGGAATGCCCAGACGGACATAAAAATGAAATAAGGGTGGGATAAATTGTCTAACTTAGACACAGAATTTATGGATATTAAAAAGATTGTTGTTGCTCCACAAATTGTTATATATAGAAATATTTTTAAAAATAGTAAAGAGATAATTGATCTGCTTGAAAAAGATAGAGACGTTTCTTTTTTTACAAAATGGAGAGAGTGGTATGGTCAAGGATTTAGAAAAGATTCCAGCGGAGAACTATTAAATACAATAGATGTTAGTAAGGATGTAAATTTAAATAAAGAAAAGAACTATATTCTTGAAATAAATAGATGCATGAATTTTATTAGATCAGATTACTTTAAAGATTTTCCACAACATTCTGGAGTTTGGCCAAGTTTTATAAAAAAATGGAACAGGCTAACTAATAATAACGAACAATACTACATTGATTTTTTTAGATACAATGTAGAAAAACAACACAATGATTATCCTTTTGGATTAATGATGCAATACCATGTAGATGAGATACCGATTCCAGGCGAAACAAAAAAATATAGACACGTAGCTACTGTTAATTTTTATTTAAATAATGAATATGAAGGTGGAGAAATATGTGTTTATGACTCAATTTCAAATAACACATATATGTACAAGCCAATGCCAGGTGATGCTGTAATCATGCCATCAACTGAGCCATTTTATCATGGGGTAAAACCATTTAGCAAGGCAGATAGATATTTTTTAAGAGCTTTTATTGACTCTGAAGTTTCTGGTGAAACTGAATGGATAAAAAAGTATGAGTTAGCAGACAACCTGATTGATGTTGCTACAGAAGAGTCTTATGTTGAAAAAGACCTGCAGATTATACAGCTTTCTATACCGTCTAATATAATAGAAGTAAAGTCATAATATGTCAGAAAGAGCAGAAGTAAAAAGAGATGGGGCGAAGGCTCAGAAAAATAGTGGCAGGGGAGAGTATCAAAAAGGAGACGCCCAATGGAATCAATTTCTTGTAGACTACAAAGAATCTGGATCAACTTTTACATTAAGTAAAGATGTCTGGGCAAAAATATGCACCGATACGTTTAAGGTTAATAGAGACATGCACCCAGCATTAAAAATAATTATTGGAAACGAAAGTAAAGTTAGGCTTGGTATAATAGAGTGGGCAGTTCTAGAAGAATTAATAAAGTTTTGGGAGGACGGCAATGCATAATATAGATGTGTACATAGACAACCCAGACGCCCCTTCAGCAAAAATTAGACCGCTTTCAATAAAAAGAGAATGGATGCATTCAAATACATACAATTGCCATCCCATAGCACTAGCCAACACTCTTGGTTATGGAGTATATTTTGATCACGACATATCTTTTATCTGGGAAGGCTCCAGGGCAGATGGAGCTTCTGGCATTATTGGGTCAGAAAATATATGGGTCGGAAGAGGCGAGGGCACAGTCAGCTTTGTTACTAATTTAATTTTAAAAACAGACGAAAACACCACAGTGTTGACCATGCCAGTGCCAAATGAAATTTTTGATGGAGCTCAAGTAGTTAGTACAATTTTATCTACTTCTCTTTTTACTGGTACATTTTCAATAGTTTGGAAGTTGGATACACCTAATAAAGAATATTTTGTTCCCGCTGGCACGAATATTGCTTGCATACTTCCAGTCTCCCTTAAAGAAATACAAAACTCAACAGTAAATATAAAAAATAAAACATTCCCTTTTGAAAGAGTTCAAGATAGCAAAGACTATATGGCTTATTTAAAGGGATTAAATGCAGAAGGAATTAGGCCAAGAATGTATAAAAAAGCCATTAATCACAAAGGCAAAGTAATTGGTAAGCACGAGGTTGATCAAATTTTATTAAATGTAATTGAATCGGGAGAAAATAATGAATAAAACAGTTGTGTGTCCAGGAATAGTAGTTTATCATAACGCATTAACAATATTTAATGACGTAATGAATTTACACAAAGAAGCAGACACAATAACAGAAAAAAAGTACAATTTAAATCCTTCAAGAGAATGGCTTTTTTATGGGTCAATAACAAACTTAGATGGTCCTTGGATCAAAAAAGATATTGAAAATAAAGACTTGATGAAACAATCTGAAACAATAGAAGAAATCTATAATACTTTTAGAGTTGTATTGGATGATTTTTTAAAAAATCATTTTATAAAAGAAGACTACCCAGAGTATATAAAAAATTGGGACATATCAGACTATAATGATTGGACTAGTGGCGGATTAAGTCTATTAAAATACGACATAAAAGATAAAGAATATTATGAAAATGATACCCGAGGCGGACATAATCGAACAATGGGATATCACACCGATAGGCATCATTTCGATTTAGATAGTCGTAGCAGAAAGCTCATTATCACAGTCACCATGTATCTTAATGACGATTATGAAGGTGGGGAAATTTGTTTTTTTGACAACTCAACTGGAAATCAATATTCATATAAACCAAAACCTGGAGACGTAACAGTTTTCCCATCAGGAGACCCTTACTTCCATTCAGTTTTACCATCATATAATGCAGAAAGATACTTAGCAAGATTATTTTTAATGTATAACTATCCTGGGTCAGAAGAATGGCTAAAAAAGGAAAAAGAATTTGGTGAAGAAGAGTGGGCAAAAATGGAAAAAGCAAGGTTAAAAGAAGTTTGGGATACTGGGTCTTTTCGAACTATGATTGTATTTCCAGGAGAAGAAGACCCAGAAGGAATTGAATGTAGAATCATAAGATTAAATTCAGATCCAATAAAAGTAGTTGCATCTATTGACCAAAACCCTGGTTAATTATATAATCTATATATGGAGACAATAATGAAAGAAATTTTTATGACAACGCTTACTGGAATGGGAGTAGGAGCAATATTTAGTATATTTAAACTACCCGTCCCCGCCCCGCCAGTTTTTGCAGGCCTCATGGGAATATTTGGTTTATGGATGGGTTATGGAATTGTTCAAAGGATAATGTCATGACATTATTTTTAATGGGATTAATGGTGGGAATTGTGTTAGGCTATGCTATGGGATTGTTGGCAGACAGGTGGGACAAGAGGATTAAAAATGGCGGAAGATAGAAACACGCTTCAATTAATCAGTGATATAACTGAGTTTAATGATCTACATGAATACATGCAAGATGAGCATTTAGATAAAGCTTTGGCCATTGTTGTAAAGCTATTAATGAACCCAGACGTACCCTCAGCAAAAGCACCAATGCTTATTATGGAGCTTCAGGCTATGTCTACCAAATTTGCCGTTATGTCTTCTGTGTATTCAACTATTGCTAAAGATAAAGCTGGTACTACAAATAATAATAAGAAAAATGTTTACTATTCAGTAAAGGAGTCCATAGACAAACTTGTAGATGCACTTAAGTACGTCGTTAGGTACAACTCATAAATGGCTAGGGATATTGTAAAAAATCTTAAATTTAAAAAGCATACTGGAAAGTTTTTTGATCCCGAATTGTTTGCTCAGCTTCTTGATGAATCATATAGAAATACAAAACGTGCAGATGGATCAATGACTAAGAAATCATTTAGTCCAAGCTCATTGGGTTACGGTCATGGAAAGTGTCCTAGATATTGGTACATGGCATTTTCTGGAGCAGTTTTTATTGATGATAACGATGCAGTTGCAGTTGCCAACATGGCACAGGGAACCCAGGCGCATGAAAGACTGCAAAAGCTTATTTCTACCATGCCACAATGGAGGGCGGAAGAAGAAGAAATTATTAATGAGTATCCGCCGATTAGAGGCTTTATAGATCTTATTATGGAGTATGATGGCGAGACAGTAATTGGTGAAATTAAAACCGCAAAGCAAGAGGTGTGGGACACACGTCAATCAGAGATGAAATCCTCACCAAACCACATGCTTCAGCTGCTTACATATATGAAATTAAAAAATGCTAAAGAGGGATTCTTCTTGTATGAAAATAAAAACACTCAAGAAATTTTAATTATTCCAATTTCAATGAATGATAAAAATAAAAAAATAATTGAAGATACATTTATTTGGATGCAAGAGGTTTATGATAATTTTAAAGATGGAGATATACCAATGCGTCCAGCAGGAGCTACTAAATCTAAGATGCCTTGCACCTATTGTCCAGTCAAAAAAGAATGCTACAGCAAAGACACGCCAGTGGGAACAGTTCAAATTGAATTGTTTGAGATACCAAATCTATGATATGCTCAAGCGACGAATGCAAAAAAAATTTTGACGCTAAAACCCATAATCAAAAATATTGCTCAGAAGAATGCTGTAGAATTGCAACTAATAAAAGAATTATGGAAAAGTATTATGAAAAAAAAGCAATTAAAAAAGGGTCTATAAGGTTATGCAAAAAGTGTAAATCTAAGCTGAGTAGATATAATGCTGAAGATATTTGCTCTTCATGTTTGAAAAAAACAAATTTAAATTCAAGAAAACTTTTAAAGGAAATAATAGATGAAATTAGCTAGCCTAATTAAAACAAAAGCAAATAGGGTTCTTGGTATTGATGCATCAACAAACTCAATAGCTTTCTGTTTAATGGAGGATGACATTCCACTTAAATGGGGCAAGATTAATTTGTCTGGGGAAGATATTTATGAAAAAATTTATGATGCAAAAAATAAAATGGCTATGATGTTAGATGAATTAAAAAGTGATTATATAGTTGTTGAAGGAGCAATACTTGTCAGATCGCCCGATGCTGTGATAAAATTGTCTTATGTCTATGGAGTTGTTATTGCTGAGCTTATGTCTACTGGTGCTAAGGTTATTACAATTAGCCCATCCTCATGGCAGGCGCACATTGGCAACAAAAATCCGACAAAAGATGAAAAGTCTGCAATAAGATTAGCCAATCCAGGATATGCGGAATCTTGGTATAAAAATCAATTAAGAAATATGAGAAAGCAAAGAACCGCCGACTACTTTAATAAAAAGTACGGTTTAGAAATTGCAGATTTTGATGTTGCAGATAGCTTTGGTATCGCACACTACAGCAACCAGGTGCTTACTAAACGATGAAGTTTTATCAGAGTAAAGATTGGTTGTATAGAAGGTACGTAGTACAAAAAAAAACAGTCACAGAAATAGGTAAAGAGTGCGGAGTCTCTGCTATGACCATACAGAGATATTTACAAGAGTTTGGATTGTTGAGAAAAAAATGAGTGATTACCCAAATAAATCTGGCGGATATCAGGCTTGGATAACAGACCTTCAATTAATTGCAACAGATGCACCGTCTGGCCCTAAAATCATAAGAGAATGTCTTGAAACAGCAGAAATGTTAATTAACAAGAATATATCTTATGGGAATTCAGCCCTGGATCCAATTCGTATATTTTCAAAGGCGGATTCAAAAGAACAAATAAGAGTCCGTATTGATGATAAGCTTAATAGAATTCAAAATGATCAAGCTTTCCCAGGAGATAATGATATTGATGATCTAATTGGATATTTAATATTGCTTAAAATAGCCAACAAGGTTGCAATTTCAGTCAACTAGAAGTATAATATATACATATGAATAATGAAATAGAGCCAGCAGTTCATTTTGACCGCATGAATAAAGTGGTTGAAGAATTGCTCAAAGGTAATTCCGCCACACAAATAGCCACACTTACGGGGTTTTCACGTAAAGAGGTTTTAGAGTTTATTGATGAGTGGAAGGGTGTTGTTCACAATGACAGCAATATCCGTGACCGTGCTAGAGAAGCTATCTCTGGCGCAGATCAACACTATGCAATGCTTATTAAAGAGGCATGGAAGACCGTAGAAGACGCAGACACCCAAGGTCAACTTAATGTTAAAGCGGGAGCACTAAAGCTAATAGCCGATATAGAAACAAAAAGAATAGCAATGCTTCAATCAATAGGTGTATTAGAAAATACTCAGATAGCATCACAGATTGCAGAAACAGAACGTAAGCAAGAAGTCCTGGTTGGAATATTAAAAGAGACAACTGCATCTTGCCCTAAATGTAAAATGGAAGTTGCAAAAAGGCTTTCTCAAATTACTGGAATTGTTGAAGCAATAGTAATTGAAGACGCTGATGTCATTTGATTTTTCAGATTTAATTGACATCCTAGATGGTGAAGAGTTTGAAGAAAAGCCAGTAGATCTTCGTACATTTGTTAATGACCCAAAATATTTAGGATTGCCACCACTGTCAGACTACCAGTACATTTTAATTGAAAAAAGCTCACAAATATACAAAGAGTCAACATTAAAAAAATTATTTGGAGACGAAGAAGGACATATTAGATTTAAGCAAACGGCCAATGAAGTAGTTGCACAATTAGGAAAAGGTTCAGGAAAAGATTACTGTTCAACAATTGCAGTTGCGTATATAGTATATTTACTATTATGTTTAAAAGATCCAGCAACTTACTATGGTAAACCACCAGGAGATTCTATTGATATTATTAATATTGCAATAAACTCGCAGCAAGCAACCAACGTATTTTTTAAAGGCTTTAAAAGCCGTATAGATAAGTCTCCATGGTTTGTAGGAAAATACTATTCAAAAGCTTCTGAAATTCAATTTAGCAAAGCCATAACAGTACACTCGGGCCACTCAGAAAGAGAGGCCTGGGAAGGGTATAACGTTATTGTTGTCATCCTTGATGAAATTTCTGGATTTGCAATTGAAAATACTACTGGGCATGATCAAGCAAAAACAGGTAGCGCTGTGTACGATATGTATAGAGCCTCAGTAGACTCAAGATTCCCTGATTTTGGAAAGGTAATCCTGCTATCATTTCCCAGATTTAAAAATGATTATATTCAGCAAAGATACGATGCTGTTGTTGGAGAAAAAGAAACCGTAGTTAGAGAACATAAATTTAAAATGTATGAGGAACTTCCAGATAACACAGTTGGAAATGAGTTTGAAATTCAATGGGAAGAAGACCACATTTTGTCTTATAAAATTCCTAAAGTCTATGCGTTAAAACGCCCAACCTGGGAAGTAAACCCAGTGAGAAAGATTGATGATTTTAAAACAGCATTCTACACAAACCCAACTGATGCTCTTTCAAGATTTGCATGCATGCCCCCAGATGCAGTAGATGCATTTTTTAAATCAAGAGAAAAAGTAGAAAAAGCTTTTAATGTTGGAGCAATTGCAGTAGATAGTTTTGGAAGGCTTGAAGAGTGGTTCCTACCAGACCCAGATAAAAAATATTACATACATGTAGACTTAGCTCAAAAGCATGATCATTGTGCTGTAACAATGGCGCATATAAATAAATGGGTAAACGTTAAAGTTACAGACACTTACTCGCAGCCAGCCCCAATAGTAGAAGTAGATGCGGTAAGATTTTGGACTCCAACGAAAGATAAGTCTGTAGATTTTACTGAAGTAAAGGACTATATTCTTTCTCTTAAAACAAGGGGATTTAATATAGCAATATGTACTTTTGATAGATGGAACTCTCACGACATGATGCAACAGCTAAAACAATATGGAATAAATACAGAAATTCTTTCTGTTGCTAAAAAACACTATGACGACATGGCTATGGTAGTTGCAGAAGAAAGATTAATTGGCCCACACATACCATTGCTTATAGACGAGCTGTGTCAGCTAAGAATTATGAGAGACAAGGTAGATCACCCTAGAAAAGGATCTAAGGACTTGGCCGATGCTACATGTGGAGCAATATTTAATTCAATAAGCAGAACTAGATTTGATGGGAATCAAGAAATTAATATACACACATACGAATCAATGAACTATGATAATGATTTTGGGGCTAAAGATGACCCAGATACAACATCTTATAATATGATTAGGGCACCAAGAATGCCCCAAGATTTAAGAGAAGCAATGGACAGGATGCAAATAATATGAGCGAGTATCAAGAGTTAGCAAAACAATGTAAGTGTTGTACAAAACATATACCACTGCCAACTGTAATGAAATTATATAACGGTCAAATAGTATGCCCGACTACACTTCAAAACATTATAGAATATAAAAGGATGTGGGAGTCCTTTGGGTCAAGGCCAATGGGTTCAATAAGAAAACATTTTTCTGAATATGTGCAGCAAATTGTAGAAAATTCTATTGACAAAAATAATAGCGGTAACATATAATACAACTAGGCAACAGTAGCTTAGTTGGTTAAAGCCCCGAACTCATAATTCGGTAATCGTAGGTTCAAGTCCTACCTGTTGCACACCTTTGTAGCTCAGCGGAAGAGCAACAGACTTCTAATCTGTAGGTCGCTGGTTCGATCCCAGCCAGGGGTACGTTCCCATAGCTCAGCTGGTAGAGCAGCAGACTTTTAATCTGCGGGTCGATGGTTCAATACCATCTGGGGACACTCAAACAAGAAAGGGATGGGGTGTAGAATTAAAATATGAATAAAATAATAGTAATTAAATATTATTTGTATAAAATTTTTCGTAGGAGAAGAAAGAAAAATACAGATGAAAATAGGTTTATATACTAATGAGTACAATATTAGGCATTAACGAAACATCACATGATGCATCTGTATCTTTAATTAAAAATGGCAAAGTTTTATTTGCCGCACACTCTGAAAGATATAGCAAACAAAAAAATGATTGGTATATTAACGATAGTTTAATTAAAGATGCTTTGTCTTACGGGGTACCAGATCGCATAGCATACTACGAGAAACCCGCTCTAAAGGCATCTAGGCTATTTCTAAAAGGTGGTGCAGGAGAATGGAAGCCACGATTTGATATACCAGGAGTGCCTAGAAAATCTTTTAGTCATCACTATTCACACGCATGTGCTGGGTACTATACTAGCAAATTTACGGATGCAGTAATTGTAGTTCTTGATGCAATAGGTGAATACAATACCTCAACAATTTGGGTTGGAGAGGGAGAAAAGATTAAAATGGTTCATAAAAACAACTACCCATTTAGCTTTGGATTATTTTATTCGGCATTTACAAAATTGATAGGGCTTATGCCAAATCAAGAAGAGTACATAATGATGGGAATGGCTGCTTACGGAAACCCAGATAGATATTTTGATGAAGTAAATAAGTATTTTCATAAATATAATCAACAAAAATATAATTTTCATAAAGGAATTACTGACTGGGGTGTAGTTTTAGAAAAAGATAAATTTGACATTGCTGCGGCAGTTCAAAAGGTATATGAAAAAAGGCTTATTGAGTATATGCGTTATGCTAAATTGATTACAAAAAAAAATAATTTAGTATTTATGGGAGGATGTGCCTTAAACAGTAAAGCAAATACTTCTCTCTGGAATATATTTAAAGATGTATGGATTATGCCAAACCCAGGAGATGCTGGAAGTTCGCTTGGAGCTGCAACCGCATTGTATGGAAAACATATTGAATGGGAAAGCCCATATCTTGGGCACGATCTTCAAGGAGACTACCCAGTAGAAAAAATAATCGAATCTTTGTTAAAAGATGGAGTGGCAGCAGTTGCATCAGGAAGAGCCGAGTATGGTCCAAGAGCTTTAGGAAATCGAAGCATTTTAGCTGATCCCAGAGACCCAGATATTAAAAATAAAGTAAACCTAATTAAACAAAGAGAATTGTTTAGGCCCTTTGCCCCAGTTATTATGGAGGAACACTCTGGAGAATGGTTTGACATGAATTATAATTCTCCTTATATGCAATATACCCCAAAATGTTTAAAGCCAGAACTAATACCTTCTGTTGTGCATAAAGATGGCACATCAAGAGTTCAAACTGTAAATATAAATCAGCATGAGGGCTTGTATAGCTTATTGCAAAAATGGTATACTATTACTGGAGTTCCAATATTGTTAAACACAAGTTTAAATATAAAAGGACAGCCTTTATTAAATGACGAGATAGATATTTTAAATTGGCAAAAAGCTTATAATACACAAATTATAAGATAAAGTTTATTAAAAGGAATTACATATGCAAATGAAAAATGATTTAGCTGGCTGGGAAAATTTATTGATACAAAATATATCTCTTGCTGGGTATGGATTATTAAATGAAGATATAATTCCTATTGAATATAACAAAAATAATTTGGGATACAGAAGCCAGCCTTTTGAAAATAATGCAGATATTTTATTTTTAGGAGATTCCTATACAAGAGGCGACGGACTACCAGAAGGACAAAGATACGTAGACATTCTGTCAAAAAAATTAGATTCCAGTTTTTCTTCCCTTGCAGTAGGAGGAGATTCAATTTCTGGACAGATAGCAAAGTGTTTTTTTTATTTTAAAAATTATGGGCATCCAAAAACAATAATTGCTTTATTTCCAATGAATAGGTTTTCTTATCCTTATTTAGTAGATGAAATGCAAAACCCTGAAAAAATGAGAAGGCAGGCAGCAATGTATAACTCTCCTGGATCTACAGACAATTATGTTTTAACTGCAGACTTATACGAATATGAATTGGCAAAATATGCAAAAGTTCCATATACTCCACAAGAAGTTGTATCAAACAAGATTGCTTTTTTTTATGACAGAATTATGCTTGATGCTTTAGAGCAATATTGTGATACAAACGGAATTAATTTTTTTTGGAGTGTGTGGCATCAAGGATATCAAGAGACCTTATTTGATCAAATTGAAAAAAAATACCCTGGGTACCATAAAAATTATTGCTGGCTAGAGGCAAACTCCTGGTTTAGAAAAGGCGACATTGTTGTTCCAAATAATCAAGAAAAGGTCAATTGTCACCTAGAATTAAGCAATGATCTTTTATTTAATATTGCTGCGGACAGGGTAAAAAATAATGGAAGGGGTGCCCACAATGGGTTCCACTGGCACATGCACTCAGCGGAAGATTTTTATAACTTTATAATCAAAAGAACCGCAGAACAAAAATGATATAATATACATTAATCATTAAAATAAATAAACAAGGAGATTAAAATGGCAAATAAAGAACAAAATGGTAATAAGAATAAAAAAAAGGAGCCTAAGTCTACACCACAAGAAAAAAAGGCTAAAAAACAATTAAAGAAAAAGGAGAAATAAAATGTCAGCAGCACAAGGATCAGCAGCAAGATTAGTAGAAGTAGCGCTAGCAGAAGTTGGAACTATTGAAGGTCCAAAAGATAATGAAACGAAGTATGGCAAGTTTGCAAAAGCAAATTTTCAACCATGGTGCGGAAGTTTCTGCATGTGGGTGGCAGATCAGGCTGGCGTAAAAATACCTAATACAGTGTATACCCCAGCAGGAGCACAGGCATTTATTAAAGCAGGTACATGGCAGATGGCAGAAGCGGCAACACCAGAAGTTGGAGATATTGCTTATTTTGATTTCCCATCAGACGGCGTTGATAGAATTTCTCATGTAGGAATTGTTGTTGCTGTCAATACAGATGGCACCGTAGATGTTGTAGAAGGAAATACTTCCGCAGACAAAAAAGGCGATCAAAGAAATGGTGGAGAATGCTGCCTTAAGAATCGTGCTTACAAGAAGAAGAATGGTTCAAAGCTTCGTAGAAGCCAAACTGTAGGAATTGTAGGATTTGGAAGACCAGCATTTGGCAAAACAGTGGTTAAAAAATCCGAAGCCCCAGTAAAAAAATCTGCGGTAAAGAAGACTAAATAATGTACGAGTATTATGTTAGAAAAGTAGAAGGTGTAGTCGACGGGGACACGATTGATGTCCTTATTGATTTGGGCTTTGACATATTATTTGCTTCAAGGGTTAGGCTTGCTGGAATAGATACACCAGAATCAAGAACAAAAGATTTAGCTGAAAAGAAGCTTGGGCTTGAAGCAAAAGAATATCTTAAATATAAACTTAAAGATGCTAAATCTGTAAAAATTAAAACTGAAAAAATGGATTCTTCTGAGAAATACGGAAGAATTTTAGGCTGGCTATTTATAGACGACCAATCAATATCAATAAATGAGCAGATGATTTCAGAAGGATATGCTTGGGGTTACCTTGGAGATGCTAAAGTAAAAGATTTTGATCTGTTGTCTAAGGCTAGAGCAAAAGCATCTAAGAAATAAAAAAAATGAAAAATAATTTTCATCACGATAATTTTGATCCGAATATAAGATTTAACCCATTCCCAAAATTTGTTCACGGACAAAACGGATTCTATGATATGTTTAAAATTGAGCTCGACCATACTAATTTTTATTGTGATGGAAACAAATTATGGCGAGGTGAGCCAGACACAGATATTTTAGACACACAGGTTTATAATTTAAATTCTTTAGGCTATAGGGCAAGAGAATTTTCAAAAGATGTTGAAACAAACACATTAATGTTTGGATGTTCAACAAGCTTTGGTCAAGGAGTACCAGAAGATCAAGTTTGGACTAACCAGCTATCAAAATTAAAAAATATTGAAATTTTAAATATGTCAGTCCCTGGAACAGGAATTGCTAGGTATTTAGAAGATCTTCTATTATATTGCAATCAATTTGGTAAACCAAAAAATGTTATCGTTCTGGTAGCAGATTTATTTAGATTAAGATTTTTAAATGACACTACGTATCACATGTCAGAAGGAACCTTTTCGCTAAGGGATGACAATCAAATAGTGGATCTTGCTATTGGAGATATATTTTTAAATACCTGGGACCCCACAGTTAGAAATAAATATGTAAAGATTCCATTTAATTCAAAAGACTATATATCCCCTTATTATGGAATGTATCAAAATTTGTGGTCAATGTATGCCATAGAATCTTTTTGCCATTCCTCTGGCATTAATTTATTTTGGTCTACATATAACGGAGGTTCAAAAGATGTATTAAAAGAATTATTAAAAAACAAAGCATTTTTTAAAAATTTTTTAATTGATGATGATTTATTAACTGATGAAGAAAAATTGTCTTTAATGTGTAAAGATTCTCATAACAACCCATATTCAGAAACTGATAATTGGATATTTGGTACAGATAAACCATGGGCAGGCAGAAGCCACCCAGGAATACATTTGCACACACACGTTGCAGAATTTTTTGATAGGCATTTAGGGGTGGATAATGAAGGCAATTTATATAAAATATCAGATACAGAATCTTAAAAAGAAAATAAAGTCAATCTTTATTAAGCCTAAAGACAACACAAAAGATAGATTTATTTACTAAAGGTTGCGATACCTTTTTTAAATTGATATAATAGACTTATGCCAGTATACGAATACAAATGCTCATATGATGAAGCCCATGCCACGATGTCAGCTCATAGATCAATTAAAGATGATGATCCAGGATACACTTGTGTAGAATGTGAGTCTGATATGATTAGGCATTTTACCCCATTTGGTATACAGTTTAAGGGAAATGGATTTTATAAAACGGATAACCCTAAATAGTGATAGATAATATAAATAAATTATTCATAAATGGAATGCAGGAACATGCATTTTATGAGCCTCAAACTTTAGATCAAGACGTTGATATTTTTGATATTAAATATGAAACAAATAGCCTTGGATACAGAGACAAAGAATTTGACGGCAAATCTGATATATTGTCAATTGGATGCTCAATGACTTTTGGACAGGGTTTGCCAAAAGAAAATATTTGGATAGATATTCTTTCAAAAAAACTAGGTATGAGCTATTCAAATTTAGGATCTCGTGGGGATTCAACTATTGGACAAATAGCAAAAGCATTTTATTATTTTGAAAAATTTGGAAATCCAAAAATTGTTGTAGCTTTATTTCCATCGTTTAGAATACCAACCCCATATGTAAAAGGCAAAATGGAGGCCACAAATGAATTTAGAAAAAAACAATTTACATACAATCCAGACATGCCAAACATCGAATATACAGAAATTGATAGTACTCAATTTAATAAATATTCAAAAGCACCTTACGATCCCTCTGAAATACTTCCACAAGAATTTGTATTTTTTTATGAAAAGATTTTTATTGATATGCTTAGGCAGTACTGCAAATCAAATGGAATAAAATTATTTTGGAGTGTTTGGGAGTACGGATACCAGACAGATTATTACAAAGAAATAAATAAATTTTACCCGCAACACCATGAAGAATATTGTTATATAAAAGCATCTGACTGGATGATTCCAAACACTCAAGATAGCGATAGATTTGGAGAGTTTAATGCTCTTGATTGCCACAAAGAATACAGGCAAGACGATTTATTCTATCGAGGTGCAGATAGAAAGAATAATAATTTTTCGCATTGGGGCACCCATAAACACATGCATGTTGCGGATGAATTTTATGAACATATCATTTCTAATTTAAACTAACATTCTGCTATAATTACTAGGTAAACAAAAATATTGTTTTACTTAGGGGATCCTCAGTTGACTAGAAACATTAAGTATTTTTTAACCAGCCTATTTATTGTTGGCTGGCTTTTTATTTTTGGTCCAAGTATTGCCTATGCTGAGGATGTCCCCCCGCCAGCCGAACAAGTTGTAGTTAGTCCAGCACAGGTAGCAGTTAACACAGCAATTGCAACTGCAATTACAGAAGTAGCGCAAGCAGCACAAGCCTCAGAGACAGCAACAGCAACCATTGCGACTGCAGTACAGGCAGTAACAACATCTAACACAGCCGTAGCAGCAGCAACTACTGCAGTCACAGCAGCCACCACTGCCGTAGCAGAAGTATCAAAT